AACGATCATAAAGCGTCTACTATTATGAATAGGGAACAACAAGTTAGAAGTTGGATTAATACTGATGAGTTCTTAGAATTAGCAGCATAATGGGGAAGCAAATGCTTAAAGAAAGTCTTAATGATAATGATGAAAGAAGAAAGGATCTGTTTAGAGCATGGTTACATTCATGTCCTCATGGAGCATTTCATTCTATTGAAAATTCTTGGGAAGATGAAGCTACTATAGGATTTCATGTAGACTTTGCTGTTATTAAGAATGGAGCTGATTAATCATGACTAAAAAAGATTATATTAACATTGCTAAAATTCTAAAATGTCATCGATCATATATTCGGTTTGATCTTTTGGTTGAAGATTTTTGTAGCTTGCTTTCATTTGATAACAAGAAGTTTAATCGAAAAACTTTTAATGAAGCCGTTGGAAGGACAGATGATTAATTATGATTAAATATATTGTACTTAGTGTCTTAGTATTAGGGTTATCAGCATGTAGTGGAGGGCATAGTGGAGGTAACTATGCGTGGATAGGATGTCATGTTGTTACTAATAATCCTCATTGTTATCCCGGAAATGATAAATGTGTAGTAGCATTTGGACCAGAAGGAGAAAAGAAAATAGGAGATAGGATTTACTTTAAGCAATTAAAGCTAGGCCAGGATCGCTATGGAGATTATGGTCCTATTGCAACAGCTCGCCCCTGCAAGGAAGGTGAATAATGAAATTGTCAGATGTTAAAACATTTAGAGATTTATGCTCTAGTTTCTTTGTATTGAAATTTGAACCAGAAGATAAGCCAAAGAAGAAACGTACTAGAACTAGGAAGGGACGCTATAAAGCAGACAATCCTGCAACTAAAGATATTAATGAGGCATGGGAATAATGATTAGTGTTGCTATCATATGTCTTGCTCTCAATATATATCATGAGGCTAGAAATCAGCCAGTTGCAGGACAGATAGCTGTATCGGAAGTTGTTTTAAATAGAGTAAAGGATACTAAATATCCTAATACAATTTGTGAAGTAGTGTATCAAGCTAAGTATGAAGAAGGAAGTAACTTACCAATAAGAAATCAGTGTCAGTTTAGTTGGTACTGTGATGGTAAGAGTGATAAGCCAACTGATATTGATGCTTATCGTTGGGCTTTAACATTATCAGGTAGGATATTGAATGGTGAGTTTGCTCCATTAACAAATGGTGCAATACATTATCATTCTACTAAGGTTGATCCTGAGTGGACGATAAGAAAAGAAAAAGTTACACAGATAGAGGATCATATATTTTATAAAAGAAAATAGGGGATGTAAATGACACAGAATCAACACAATAAAGTTGTTAAACTAATATCAGATATGACAGCTGATGTAGCTGATATAGTAGATAGAGCATACAATGATTTATCTAACATGTTTGATATTGATGATCGTGATAATACAACTGTTGAGACAGCATACAATAGGCATAATGCTATGGTCTGGCATAAGTTATCATCAGTGTTAGGTACTAAATATAAGAAAGCAGCTGATGATTCTAAGAAAGCATTGGATATTTTATCTACAAAGGAAGCAATCCCAAATGATACTGTACATATCTTTGACTCTAATGTTTTTCTTTATAGTAAGAAACAAAATAGAAGTAGTTCCAGTGTAGTTGTTAAGGATCTAATAACTGAACTCTCTCGGTTGGGGGTGGAAAAAGCTGTGCTTGATGAGGCTGTAAGTAAGGCTACTACAGAAAGGCGTGGAAATATTTATCATAATGTGGAGATATTAGATGGGCACACTGTCGTCAACATCGAAAGCTGACACACCTGTTAGTCTTGCTGATTTAAGTAAGATGAGTGAGAAAGAACGTGATGATTTACTTATCCAAATTCGTGAAAGAAGATTACGATCAGTAAAAATCTATGAAGAATTGTCATTGATGAAAGCTGAAGCAAGGAAAGAACAGTTAGAAGGTCAACTTAATAAGGCTTTAGAAATGTTTAACAAAGATTTGGTGCGTGTTGATAAGGCATTAACATCATTAGAAAATCGTTCAGTTAAATTGCGTAGCATAGAATTGGAGATAGAACAGTTATGAAGGGCAGAGAAGTAAGAGAGTTATTAAAGAATACTCATGATCCTAAGTTAGTACATTGCATAGCGAGTATAGCGGAGGAAAATTCAGCAATAAATGTAGAGATGCACTCATTAGCAGAGCTACTAGATCAGATAACTGATGTATTAGGAGGTATAACAGAGACTATGGGTGAAATTAAAGATGCAGCAGTACCTAAGAAGAAGAAGAAATCATGAGTAACTTTGAGTTAATATCTTTAGAAACAAGGATGGCAACAGATGAGGATAAACATTTACCTACCTATGATCATACTAAACTTAGTGCTATCAACACTTGTCCTACGTGGGGTATATTACGTTACTCACATCACAAGAAGATGCCCGGATCAAGTAGAGCGATGGCGTTGGATGCGGGATCAGCGGCACATGAAGCTTTCTCAGCAGTACGCTTATATCAGTATGAGAAGTTTCAATGCACCAACTCAACACAAAGGGATAATGCAAAGTTCCATGCTAATAGATTATTTGGCAAAGAAAGGAGTGAACGTATCTACAGTGTACTATCGGACACTGCCACTCATAGAACTAATTGTATTAACTTCGCGCTTGAAACCTTGGAGAGTGGAGACTTCTATGACGACATCTCGGACAATAGACGTACTATATCCAACATCTCTGAATCTTTAATAGCTTATGTAGATGCTTACGATATGGAACGGTATCCTATTTGGGTAAGGAATAAGAAAGATCCAAAGACAGATATAGGAATAGAAATCCCTTTTGATATTGTAGTAGATGTACAATATAAATATAAGAATAGAGTCCAACACGAGCTTGCACCTATATCATTTATGAAAGCAAGATTTACTGGAATATTAGATGGGCTTCATTGGAATAAAGATGATCTAATAATAATAGAAGAAAAGACAGGGGCTAGGTTAGATGATAGTTGGCTATCACAATGGATCTTATCTCACCAAATTACTGGTTATTGTATAGCTACTTCTACATTTACTAATACTAAGTGTGACCATGCACTAGTATCTGGCATGAGAATACCAATAGGCAAAGTACCAGCTGAAGGTATTCGTAGAGAGTATGTAAATAGATCTCCCTTGTTGTTTGAGAAATGGGCTAATTGGTTTATTACGTCTGTAGAAATGGAGCTTAACTGGAAAGATGATGTGGTACAAGCTCCTATGTATACACACTCTTGTAATAGATACTTTAGAAGTTGTTCCTTTCTTCCATTTTGTTCTGAAGAATCTGTTGAAAATAAACTAAGTATTATAGATGAAATGGAGAATGACGAATGGAATCCTCTAAGCCAGTAGAATTTGTTTTATATAGAAACAATAGTAATACATATCTAATAGACAGAGAACACAATGGTAAAAGTACTCGCGTATGTACTACAAGTAGTCGTGCCATTGCAGACCACTTAATAAACTTACTTATACATGGAGATGAATATGCCAAGTACGCCAACGAAAATGTCCCTTGGGACAGTTGAAGTTACTACACCTAAGACTCAAGTAAATCGTATGTCTACTGTTATATGGGGTCCAAGCGGTTCGGGTAAAACCACCCTAGCTGCTACTGCTCCAAGACCTATGTTGTATGTTAATTTTGATCCTGATGGTACTAGTTCACTTATGGATCAAGATGATATCTATATTGCAGACTTTAGTATGGAAAACCCTAATAAAGTTGTAACCTTTAAACATGAAAATGCTGGAGGAATTAAACAGATATTAGATGATCATCCAGATATTAAAACTGTAGTGTTTGACTCTATTACTAGCTTTAATGAAATGGCATTACGTTATGCTATATCAGAAGTTCGTGGAGCTACAATGGAAGCTCCAACATTACAAGGTTATGGAAGACGTAACTCTTATACTATGCAAGGTATTATGTCTGTTATTAAGGTTACTGGAGCATTAGGTAAACATTGCATATTTGTTGCACATGAAGATTCACCACAGAAAGATGAACTATCTGGTGCTATGATGGTAAGCATCTTAGTGGGTGGTAAAATGCAATCAGAAATTCCAATCAAACTATCAGAAGTTTGGCATATGGAAGACACAGGGAAGGCTAGGAAAATTACTATACGATCTTCCCGCCTTCGCAAGCCTATGAAAAGTCGGATGTTCGTACAAAGTGGAGATAGTGATTTCACTTGGGACTTTAATCCAGAGTCATGGGAAGGCGAAGGTATTGAGGCGTGGTATGATGCGTGGAACAAAAATGGTGGTAAAAAGATCCCTTTACCATAGAAATACTACAATTAGTAGGTAACAGAATTTTAGGTACTGTATAAAGGGGCTGGACAGTATCTAGAATAATAGTAAACTTATCAGTTCCAATTTCAACAACTTACACAAAGGAGGACATTAATATGTCTGAAGAACTATCTAGTGTCGTAGAATACTCTATCGACCTTAACAAGCAAGAGCAGCCAGAGCCTCTACCAGCTGGCAAGTATACTGGTGTAATCAGAAATGCAGAAGTTAAGGAATCACAACGTGGTACTATGTATTGCGCTGTTAGTTTCCATATTGGCGCAGATCAATTCCCTGCAGATTATAAAGACGGTAACGATGACGGTATGACACTTGTATATCGTCGTGTCGGTCTAGAGGACAACCCTCAAGCACGTTTTGGTACTAAGAGATTCATCGAATCTATTGGAGCACCTTTATCCAAGCGAATTGATGTAACAGAATGGGTTGGCATGGAAGCTGCCCTTGAAGTTACTCATGAAACTTATGAAGGCGTAACACGAGCATCTATTGACCGTGTTCAAGCTGCTTAAATAATTTTACTCTCAACTTGGGGCGTTAGTATGCAAGTACTAACGTCCAATTTTTTACGAGGTTGTTATGGCAGAAGAAGAAAAACCAAAATTTACACGTACTGCTCGTCCAGTATATGTCATTATGACAGTTAAAGATGATGATGGCAATGTTATGGATATAG